CAATGATTGTGGACAAGAGGATAAGTTGGTATATTTGTCTTTGCCCCGCCTGCCGCGGGGCTTTTGTTTTGTCCCTCCCCCCACTCCCCTCCCCCACTCATCTCAACGTCCTCTCTTCCCTATTCCGGCTATGGGTTACGGGCTCCGGACTTCTATATAACACCATGGTACTATAATACCATGGTACCATGTTAACATGTATACCATGATATATATATAGCGCCTTAAAACTTTAAAACACCTTTTAAAGGTTTTAAAACTTTTAAAGGTTTAAAACACTTCTCTTCATGGACTATAACACCATGGTAATACACCATGGTACCATGGTAATACACCATGGTAATACACCATGGTAATATATATAGAGCGTTAAAAGTTTAAAAGCCCTTTTAAAGGTTTTAAAGGTTTAAAAGGTTTTAAAACACCCGAACACCATTTAAAACTTTTAAAGCCCTTTAAAGAGTTTTAAAAGTATATAGAACACCCCATACACCTTTTAAAGGTTTTAAAAACATCAACACCCAGACACCTTTTAAAGCTTTAAAAGGATTACGGCACCCATACACCTATCACCTAACACCTTCCCTAATCTTGCAACAAATGCGTACCCTACACAAACAGTTGTGCCTTTACATCCCGACACATCCAGAGTATAATCAGGGCGCAAAACAGGGCGTAGGGAAACGACCTAAAATGGAAAGGAGTACCATGCTAGACGAATATTTCAAGAAACGACAGGAGTTCATCATCGGGCAAATCACAAACCTCTCCCTCACCGAGCAAGAGTACGGCCCTCGGATTGTCGTAGAGATTACGCCAATCGGTGAAACCACCCCTACTCTCCTCTTCTTCTCTGCTTCCACACATCGCCGCTCGAAGTGGCAGCGCTGGCTTAGCATGATGCGGAAACTCAACCCTAACATCAATTCCGCTAACGACCTCATCAAGCAAATCGTGAAGCTGGAGCTAATCGAGGAGACCTACAACGTAGAGGGAAATTCCCAGATTTCGGAATTCTGGGTGCCCCGCAAAATCTACACATCCGAAGCTGAGGCTCTTGCCGACAGCGATTTCGTGCCCGCTGGGGAACGGCTTGGCCTCCGTCCTACCGAAACTAAGGCCGCCCTCCCACCCGAAATCGTGATGGCTGCGAAAGCTCTCTACGCTAACCTCCATGATGTCAACGCCTTCCGCATCGTGGCTGGTCAGTCCTGGCCACAGTACAACGTAGAGGAACTAATCGCAGCAGCCACCAGCTAGCCTTTGCACACCCGAAGCAGCTTCCTGGAACTATGTACATTCTTGACACCCGTGAGCCTAAGTCCGTCCATCAGGAGCTTTCAGAAGTCATGGGCGAAGCACCAGTCCGCCACTCCCTTACCGCAGGCGACATCTTGTTCCCCTCCGAGGGGCTTCTCATCGAGCGCAAAACTGTCCTTGACTTCGCCAGTTCACTAGCAGACGGACGGCTTACCGAGCAGTGTCGGAGCATCTCAAATCTCAATATCCGTTTCCCGGCCCTCTTAGTTCATGGAAGCCTGCTTCCTAACCGTGATGGGCTAGCAGTCCTCGATGGCCGCGTTTCAGGCTGGAACTTCTGGTCACTCCAGATGGCTTTGGTCTCAGTCCAGCTCGCAGGTTTGCTCGTCATCACCGTTCCACATTCCATCTGGCCAGAAGCCGTCAAATACCTATCCGAATGGGCCCGAAAGTCTCAGCACCTCAAAGCCAAGCCCTTCGAGGCACATCTCTGGCAACAAGGCCCAGCACTTCAAATCCTCACCACCTTGACCGGAAGTTCCAGCCGCGCGAGCCAAGTCGCCCAGAACTACCCTAACCTCCTCCAAGCCATCAACGACTTCGAGAACTGGTCTAGCCTAAAAGGCATCGGCCCTCATACGATGAACCGTATCACTTCCATCCTAAAGGAGCGGATAAGATGAGAACTTATGATGATGTCTTTCCACCGGGGAGCGTCAGGCCGTATGGCTTGTTCCACGTCTGCGGACGCCCTGGTGTTGGCAAGTCAACGTTCTGTATCACCGTAGGCGTTTCGCCAGATAGGATTGCGGTTTTCGATTTTGAGAGTTCCTTATCTGGCGCTCACAGCGCCCTTCACTTCCGCGTCTATCACAACATGGTTGCCGAGTGGACGAAAGACCGTGGCCTCACTGCGCCGCAGCGGGAACTCTACGGCCATATGCTTCGTCTCATCAGCGACTTACCAGAGGGGATTGACTTAATCGTAGTAGATAACATCGAACCGCTAGAAAATGCCCTCGAAGACGCCGTTGAATCAAACCCTGAGGCCTACGGCCTTACACAGAGCCAGCTAACTCTCATGAGTGCACTGAAGTGGGGCGCAATCAAACGGCTTTACGCAACACTCATCCAGTTTATGTTAGCGAAAGCACCGCTTGTCGGTTTCACATCTCACCTGCGACAGGTCTGGGCGGGCAAGGCCCCTGTGCCAGGTCTCTTCCAGCCACGTGGAAAATCCGACTTGCTGGAAGCACAGACATTCCTTCGCTTATGGCTGCAGTTTCGACCCGAAGGCCCCGAACCTGCCGCGCTTGTGCTAAAATCCCGTTTGGCTAAGTATCAAGTTCAGCCCGACGGCTCGGTAATCCCACAGCCCGTGCTTCCACGCCGTCTCCCTATCGCAACCTGGTCTAAAATCCGCGAATATTTCGAGCACCCAGCCGACCTTGCCCATCCAGCACCAGGCGAAGCGCTGAGTGAAGAGGAGATTAACTCCCTGCGCGGCACACTCTCGAAAGAGCAGCTTGACTTCGTTCGCGCAATCCTGAAGTCCAGCACCGTAGACGAAGAGGAAGCGTCAGTAGTCCCAACAGGGCCGAAACTTCCCGCTAACCCAGCCGAGTTCGTCATTCGGGTAATGGAAGACTTTGGCCTGACACTTGAGACAGCGCTTGCTAAGCTCGGCAAGAAAATCACAGAGCTTGACCCTGCCCAGGATTACACTAAGCTACAAGCTATCTTACAGTAAGGAGGGCTCTTATGAAACAACAACAGCGCCGTTTCATAGGGGCCTTCCTTCCACTAGATGTCTTTGAAGCTTTCGAGGGGACACGGGCTGAACGAGGCATCGCAACCCGCTCGGAGGCAGTTTTGGAGGCAATTGTCTTCTGGCTCACGATGAAACCACCTACAACAGGCATCCGCCGCACTATCGCTGAGGCAGTTCAACTCGTATCAACGGGCCGCGCAGCTAGAGCCGCTCTCGATGCCGCAATCTGGGAGTGGCGGATGTCCAAGAACGAGGAGTTGCTCGTTCGTATCGTAGAGCTCGCTGCCCAGGTTAAAAAGGAACTTCCGCCTGATATCCAGGATTACCTTGCGTCCAAGAAATAAGCCATGCAATCACCAACCGACGTGGGACTTCCATTTGAGAAGTGGCGCCCAGGCCAGCAAGAGATGGTCTCAGCAGCCATCTCAAACCACAGCTTGCTGATTATCGAAGCGCCAACAGGCCTGGGGAAGTCCGCTAACCCCGGTGCAAGCGCATATTTCCAGCCGACTATCGTGATGGTAGCCACACGTGAGCTCCAACAGCAATACGCAAGTTCTTTCCACTTCCTTCCCATCGTCTGGGGCCAAGAACACTACGCTTGTATTCTACCATCCTTTGTGAGCTACTGGCGCGAGGCATACGGCGAGACTCCCACTCGCCTAGACTGTCCATATGAACGGCCTAGTGACTGTACACTTGCTGATGATTGCCCCTATGAAAAGGCTAAACACTTCGCCATGGAAAAGCAGCGCCTCGTCACAAATTACGCCTATGCATTCTGGACTGAGTGGTGGCGTTCTATCTCCGAAATACCACCCCATTTGTACCTCGACGAAGCACATATGATACCGGACACAATTTGTGGACTGTTGACATTTTCGATTCAGCTAAGTACAATTAGAAAGTACAAATTAGACGACCCACCCTTTCTGGCGGGCTCCAATCCCGATGTTGTTCACGATGCGGCCCGCTGGTGCGAAGAGGCCGCTTCTCAACTCGAACGTTGCCTAGAGAGCTGTTCTGAAAGAGAACAGAAGACAGTCAAGCGCCGTGTGCAATCCCTCTCTTTTCTCGCTGAACACTTGTCTGAAGCGGGTGAGGATGAGTGGTACATTTTATCTGGCATCTCCCACGACGGCTTCCAAGCCAAGCCCTGCGTTCTGCTCCCTGAGATTACCCGTCGGATTATGCCACCCGATTGGCCTACTGTCTTGATGTCTGCCACAATTGGAAATCCCCAAGCGCTCTTAGCCGAGCTTGGGTTTCCAGATGTTCCTTTTGAGTTCCGCACCTTCCCGCACCCTTTTGCACGGGAGTCACGGCCCGTCATCTTTATCAAGAACTCACCACCGCTCTCTAAACACTCCACACCGCGGGATTATGAGGCGCAGGCTTGGCTCATCCAACGCATTCTCCAGAACCATCCAGGTCAGCGCGGCATCATCCACACAGCATCTTGGTTTCACGCTGAAGACCTAGCTAAACGCCTGTCCGTCCATTTCCCAAACCGTATCTTCCTTCCGCGTGGGGTTGACCGTGTAGAGGCAGTGGCAGAGTTCGTCAACCGCGGCCCAGACACAGTCGCCATCAGCCCATCCTGGTCGCACGGACTTGACCTTCACGATGACCTTGCCCGTTTCTCCATTATCGCAAAAGTCCCATTCCCCAACTTAGGAGACCCGATTGTCGCAACTAAGCTCAAGCGGTTAGGGCGTGCTTGGTACGACTGGCGCGCTGCCATCAGCATAGTTCAGGCCGCAGGCCGTATCGTCCGCCACGAGCAGGACTGGGGCATCACGTATATCGTGGATGGCCACTGGCCACGTGTGAAACGTTTCGCACCACCCTGGTTTGAGGTGAATGAGATATGAGCAATGAAAACAGTCAGATTATCCAGGTCTTCAACTCTCTTGAGCGGTCTGTTCAAACCGAACTGCTCCGCACTATTTGGCGCAAGTCTGACCCACGTCTCAAGCGCTTTCTGGAGAGCTTCGCAAACCAGTTCGCAGGGATGAGTGAGTTCGGAGCTCTTGAGTTACTTCTAAAAGTGACAGTTTACCTAGATGAGCTCGAAGGAGGCAACCATGCAGAAACCAGGACATGCCACGAAAGCACAGGTTAAGCAGGCCGTTAGGAAACAAGTGGAGCAGCTCTTAACTCCTCAACAGGCTGCCCGCATGCTGGGTGTGTCAGTCCAACGCTTGATGCAGCTCGTGAACAACGGGACGCTGCATCCTATCAGGACACCAGGAGGTCATCGACGTTACCTCTACTCTGAGATTAAGGACTTCTTCTCGAAGCTTGAGTTTCCAGTTGCGCTCTACATTCACGTCCAGCCTTATGCTCATGCTGACGAGGCTGAATTGGAAGCACTTAGGCAAGCAGCCGAGAGGTCCCGCCTCGTAGTCCGGGAGGTCATTGAGGAGAGCACATCCAACCTAGTGCTTCCCCTGCCTGAGCGCCCAGGCTTCCTTCAGCTCGTAAACCTAGCCTCGGAAAGGAAAATCCGTGGCTTTCTAGTGGACGCAGTCCCTTATATCAGCAACATGAGTGTTGTTCCATGGTTATTAGTGCTTGCTCGACTTGGCTTAGTCTGCTTCGAAGTCCCACGTGGAACAGAAGTCGCAGTCCCATTTCCCTATCAGGAGATTGAATGGTGAACACAGGACGTTACTACACCATAAACGGCCAGAAGTACCCTTCTGTAACAACTATTCTGAGCGTCCTAAACAAGCCATTCCTGTTAGAGTGGGCAGTAGCACAGGCGTTTGAGAAAATGACACAGGACCCGCAATTCACCGCCTCCCTTCTTCTCACACAGCCTCAAGCTCTCAAAAAGTTCTTTGGTTCAGCGGCAGATGAGGTTCGCGACGAGGCCGCCGAGGTAGGCCGCGGCTTTCATGAGGAAGCCGCCCATTCCCTTCAAACTGGCATCGAAACTGTTGCAGGCAATCGAGTTTCCCAACTTCTATCAGAACTCTCCTTAACCCATACTTACAGTGAGGTAGTTGTCCATTCCCGAACTCACTCTTACGCTGGCACGCTGGACATCTTAGCTCTAGACCAGAAGGGCCAGCATGTGGTGATTGATATCAAAACAGGTCGCTCTGTCCACCTAGAGCATTTTCTCCAAGTTTCTGCTTACGCTTCCGCCGAGTTCCTGGCCGATACTTTTATGCCGCCTGTGGCATATGGCTTAATTTTCCACATCCGCGAGGCTAGCACAGTCTATCACGTCAACGTCCACGAGCTCTTTCCAACCTTCCTCGCGGCCCTAAACCTCTTTCGCTTCGCCGAAAGTTTCAAACCCAGTGCCTACAAAATCATCACAATCCAGCCACCTTCCCAATCGTCTGCCGATAAATAGTTGACAGTTCTACCAAATTAACTTATACTCCCTATTCGATGGAAGGGTTAGAGCTCGACAAGCTTGTAGAGCGGGAGCTGCGGCGTGGCATGCGGTCAACCGTCATCAAGACGAACTTTAAACCGCTGGAGATTGCGCGCGCAGCATTCCCCTGGACATGGGCATCGTACCAGAAAGATATCCTCGTAACACTTCTCTCTTCTTCCTGGAACCGAATGGTCATCCTCGCACCACCTCGGCACCGGAAAACTTCCTGTGTAGCTCTCTGGGCAGCGCTTGAACTGGGCAAAAACCCACACCAGCGGATTATGGTTGCGTCTCACACACGGGACTACTCAGCCCTGCTTCTCAACCAGATTGAGGAGATAATGAAAACGCCTATCTACCGTAGGACATTCGGTGATATCCTCCCTTCTCAGTGTTACGCTGGCCAGTCAGACCAGGGCGCTTCGTTGACTTCTTCGGTTGCCCGCTGGACGACATACGAGCGCCACTTACCCAACAGGCCCGTGCACATCAAAGACCCCTCGCTTCTAGCACTCTCGCCTGAGTCGGGGACGCCAGGCTTTGGAGCCGACATCATCATCTGCGATGACCTAGTGAGCCAGGCCAACTCTTCGTCCGAGACAAAACGTCGGAACTTAGAACACTGGTTCCGTGCGTCTCTCCTCAAGCGGCTGGAGCCAAACGGCAGGTGCGTGGTAGTCGGTGCCCGCTTCTACAAAGATGACCTCTACGGTGTTTTGCTCAAGGAAGGTTGGACTGCAAAAGTCTATCGTGCATCACCAGACGCCCCGCTCTGGCCAGAAGTATGGCCTGCAGAATCCCTCCGCCAGAAGCAGCTCGAAGACCCAATCTTCTACCCAGCCCAGTATCTGCAAGACCCACAGGAAGTTGGAAGTGGCGAGTTCGACCCATCCTGGTTTCAGTTCTATACACAACCACCGCCTGTTACCGAAATGTCAATCTTCGGAGGGATTGACCCTGCCATCACTGAGGGCACTGGCTCAAGTGTCGCATATGCAGTTGTTGGCAGGACAGCAAGCGGCCAGATTCTGCTTCTCGACCTTGCCCAAGAGAGCCTCCGAGGTTCCCAGCTTCTCAACATTGTAAATCTAATCCAGGATGCCTGGGCTCCTGTAGCCATCGCATTTGAATCGAACGGCCCGCAGCAGACAATCTTAGAGATGTTACAAGCAGACCCCAACCTTCGCCCTGGGACCAACCTAATCGGAGTCCCATCCCTCGTCTCGAAATACCTCAGGCTTACGAGCATTGCGGCATATGCTCGTTCGGGGAAGATACTGCTTCCTGCTACGTTCTCTCACAACGGCGAACTTATCCCGGCAGAGATTTCATCAACTCTCCTGGAAGCTTGGGCCCGTTTTCCAGGTGGTAAGCAAGACATACTAGATGCATTTGAGAAAGCTACTACGATGGCCTTACAGGGCCCGCTCCCTGCGATGTCAACCACTAGCATTCGCCAGAACCCCAGGCGAGGCCGTTCTGCAATGGGCAAGTCGTTCCCAAGGGTGTTCGACCATGTAAAGCCAAATGTCCTCTCTCCAGCAGATTGAAGGAGGCAAGATGCGAAAACTAATAGCACTGCTTAATAAACTTAGGGAGACACGAAGCCCAGTCTTCACCGAAATTGGGATAAAGCCAGGCGTTGCGGTGAAATTGCGGGATTTTGAGAGCACGTTTGGCTCGTTCCGCATCTGGCTTGACTTACACAACGTTCACAGCGGCGATGAGTTCCTGCTCAAGGTTTATATCAGGCCAGCGCCAGGTTCTGAGCTTCTTCTCTTCGAGTCAACCTCAATCAAGGACACACCAGAGGAGTTAGTAGGTTTTTCGGTAGGGTCCTGCAGTGGCTTCCAGCTCGAACTTCAGATGGTCAGCGGACGTCCTCTCACAATCCCAATCTCAGTATACCCGCTGTAAAGGAGTGGAGAAATGCCAGAGCTTTTCAGAGCAGAGACAAACGCGGGTTCCGATTCGGTATGGGTGCCAGTTGGTGGTGCAGCATCTGGACAAGCGGTTCTTGATGAGGCAACTCGGCAGGCTGCCAGGTCAGTCTCACGCGCGCTAGCCTCATCCTCCCCGTTCTACGCTAGGATTATAGACAGCATCCTAGATTCAGTCATCACGCCTGGCACCAATGCGAGACTCTTAGACGAGACGGTTGCTCCAGTCGAGCGAGCACTTACTTGGCTGTGGGAAGATGGGCCTTCAGCCCTTGCACCTAACGCGCGGAACCTGTTACGTACTCTTATCGTGGACGGCGAACTTATCCTCCAGCCTATTGTCAACCAAGCTGATGGCCGCCTTGCTCTCGACCTGCTTGACCCGGAGCGAATAATCGAAGTGACACCCGCGCCGGGTTTGTATAACGTCCATTCCATCACTTACGATGATGGCGAAGCTACAAAACCTAAGCAGCTTAGGGTCATTCAGCGCGCGATGCTGAACATCTCTGACCTGTCTGGTGATATCTTCTATTTTCGCCTGTTCCCGGTTGGTTATACTGCCGGGACAGTTCGAGGCATCCCATTGCTCACGCCTTGTCTCGACCTTATTTCGGCTTTCACCGAGTTTGCTTATAAGCGTGTCTCAATCCTTACCAAATTAGCAACGTTCTATTGGGAAGTCGTGCTGGAAGGTGCGAGCCAGGAGAAGATTGACCTGTTCCTAGATTCGCCACAATCAGCGCCACCTGATGGCGGCCAGGTTTTCGCCCACAATGAGCGAGTAACGTGGAAACTTGTAGTTCCGGAACTTCGCGATATTTCCTCCGAGAGCGGCTTCTGGTTTGAGACCATCAGTGGTGTAACTGGCCTTACCCCAGAGTTTCTGGGCAAAACAAGCAGCCGAAACCTAACCTCCGAATCGCTCTACACGTCTCTGCTCCACCTGAGCGCCCTCCAGTCGGAGTTCTTTTTCGTCTTTCGGACAATTACCCAGTACGCATTAGAAGTTGCATGTCGCCGTGCAGTAGGCCATCCGAAAGTCCCACGCTTCGAGATTATCTCAACAACGCCAGGAAGTAGGTCGCTCCAACGCGCAGCATCCTCAATCAACACACTCGCAAATGCCCTAAGCCGTGCAGTAGAAGCGAACCTAATCTCTGAGAAGGAGGCGCAGGAAGCGCTCCGTTCCTTACTGCTGACCTTCGGGTTAGGGGGAGAGGAAGAGAGAGCGCCGGTTACAGCAAGTATTGAACCGCTTGTGAGGTAACGATGGTAACTTTGAAAGTCCCATTTGTTTCGGTTCAGTGGCCTGAGATAGCCGATGGCCTAATCAGAGGGAAGTTTGACACAATCCTGAAGTCAAGAGATTTCATGCAGTTCGTGCAAAAGCCCATCTTTCTTGTCTCACCAATAGGTGTCCATGGAAAAGTATTGCTTTCGCGACCACATGAAATCTCAGTGCGAGAGGCTATCGAGCTCAAGTCCCGCCACGGCCTGAGTGAGGACATCATTCGACATCAATGGCCTGGTGCGCCCAAGCTATATGCTTTCACAGTTGTCATCATTGAGGCGTTCAAGGAACCATTGGCTGCTGAGCTTCCTATACCACTGCCAGCCTTTGGCGAGTCGGTCACATTCAAGAACAAGGCACCCTCTGATATCTCAGCGATTGCTGACCTTGAGACTTATGACCCTGACAAAGCGACGAGGCAGCAACGCCTCGATGACTGGCGCATTCTCATTGCCCATTATGCAAACCACCTAGCAGGCCGAAAGACTCCTTACCCGAAGGACTTAATCATCAAGAAGGCCATCGAGCTCGCCCAAGCTATGCGCGAAGACGGTGTGGTTTTCCATCCTGATACCATGACACCCGCAGGCCAGGACTTGTTCGAGAAGGTCTTGGCCAAATTACCAGACTTACCCCACACTCTGACCGACGAGGAACTCTCTACACCAATTGGAAACGTAAAACGTCTCTCACTTCAGCGCCTCAAAGCACTTCATCAGAACTTACATCTCACTTGGCAACAGAAGGAGAAAAGCGAAGAAGTTGCAAACCTTCACATTGCAGTCGTAGATGCTCTCCACTCCAAAGGGCAGAAAGTTGACTGCCCAGATGATGGGCTAGGAAAAGCGCTGCCTAGTTACCCTACAAAGACGAGTGTGGCTGACGAACCTGAGGTCACCTTCACTGCTTATGAGAATGCGGTGTCACTAATCGGCTCAACTGTCTATGCACAGTTTGCTGATGTAGAACCTCATGATGTAGATATCCTGTTTCGTGACATCCCTTCAGAGCCGCTCGCCCACTATCTCGCATCTCACGTTGACCCTACACTGCCTGTACACATCTCACTCGAATCGACTGGCCCAAACTGGGATTACATTGGCTTAGGGGACTACGTGCTCTCAAACACCGAGCCAGAAGCACAAGTTGAGGATGCAGTCCTTAGGGGATTGCTTGACGTTAAACCATTTCTCGTCAAGCCTAGCTTCGTGACCACTTCTGATAACACCCTATTCGTGGACTCATTCCCAGCATCTGGCCTTGAGCTGAAGCTTAGTCGGTGGTTCAAGAAGCCTGTCCAGTTTCTTTTGGAGGGCGAGGAACCTGTCTTAGACTTGTGGTTCGTTCCACGGCGAAAGATTACCCTGAATTTCCTAGAGAATGATGACAAGTTTCGGCGCGCGTACTTCAACTTGTCACAGGAGATAAAAGCCAGCATCAAGCCAGGAAAACCGTTCAGACCGTTAAAGGCCCAAGGCGGCTATCACATTGGAGAGTTCTACACCGTTGAAGACGCCATTACCTTTTGGGCAACGCCAGAACGGTTGCGTGAAGGGATTCTCGTCGAGCCAAAGGTAGATGGTATCCGCCTTGTCCTCCACAAGCAGGATGATAAAGTCTGGATTTTTACAGAGGATAAGCAGCGAGACCGTGCAGAAGTGCTACCTATGCTGGTCGAAGCCGCACGGAAGCTCAAGCATGATGTAGTCTTGGACATGGAGACAGTTGAATACGATGACGAGGGCAACCCTATCCCACGCCATGAGATGGTAGAACTCGTTGTCTCAAAGTCACCACCCAAGCGTAAGCTGATTGCCTGGGTTCACGACTGCTTGTTCCTTGATGGGAAGGACTTATCTGGCCAACCAGCAATCGAACGCATCCGAACTGTTCATGAGTTGCTTAGCGAGGGAATCCTTCGTCCTATGCCGTTCCGTTTGGTGAGAACTGCTGATGACCTCAAGAGGGCGTTTGAGTGGGCTAGCACTTTCCGTGAAGGTGCCTCGGAAGGTGCAATGCTGAAAGAGGCAAACTCTCCTTACTCTGGCGAGCTCACACCAGCCTGGGCTAAAGTGAAGCTAGTTCGGGAAATCAAGGTTCAGGTGATTGGCATTCTGCGCAAAGCGATGCCCTGGCATGAGAAGCCAGCGGGTGAGCTCAGAGGTACTGAGGCAATTCAGGCTTATAAGAGGCTAGCCCAGGACTCCGATACCTATTTAGTCAGAGGTGCAATCCTTGGGCCAGATGGGAAGCTAAAGCCCATTGAGGCTAAGCGTGAGCTCATGCCAGGAGACCTAGAGCTACGCTGGACTGGCTCGGAGTGGCGGGGCCTGGAGTGTCCGGAGATTTGGCAGATGGCACCAGGTTGGCCGCACCGTAAGCCTGGTGAGCTAGCATACGGGACTACATATGCATTGGCATTCCCTGAAGGGCCTCCTAAGTTCGGTGACATTGTTACAGTCCGCCCAATGGAGATGCAAATCTTCGAGTGGGGCGGTGAACAGCATGTTGCCTGGATGTTCCCCATTCTGCAAGAGGTGGACCCAACACGTCGGAAGCCCGACACCTGGGAAGATGTCCTACGGATTGTTGAGTTCACGAAAAAACGACACAAAGGCGTTCCAACCAAAGAGGAAGTTGGGATTTCTGAGGGTGTACGTGTTCCGCTTACCCGCGACGAAGCAAGGGTTGCTACTAAGAAGAAACTAGGCTATGACTGGTACGTAGTGAGGCAGCCGCCAAAGAAGACCGTTGACTTCGTGATGCAGCTGCACATCCGAGGAATTGTGACGCCTGATGGCGCACCATACTTGCGTAAGTTGCTCCAGACTGCAAAGACGGATGAGGAGCGGAAGAAAATCTGGGCTGACTGGGGCCTCTGCACGCTCAGAATACCATTACCTGAGCTCTCGAAGAAGCTTCAGGAGCTGGATGACGAACGGAAGGCGCTTAGCCTCACACAGTTTATTAGCCAAGACCCTAAAGAGGAAGGAGAGGTTTACTCCTACGGAAATTGTCACGTTGACCTGCGGCTGCGGCATCCGACTGAGGAGTTCCTAGTTGGCTGGACATGTGACATCGTCAAAATTGTGCTCCAACCACTTGATGAGATTGGGGCCTTTATCTTCCCGCTGCGTAACAGAATACTCCAGAACCAGGAGGGAGACCAGTGGCTCTCTCAACAGAAGCTCAGCCAGCCTCTCGTCTGGCTTGAGATTGTCTCACCGCAGAAGAAGAAGTTTTGGCGGGAACCTGGTGAGGTAGGCGCAACAAGGAAAGCAGGCGCCTGTTTCGTCTTTGCAGCACGTGGACAAGCAGTGTATGGCGTTCAGAAGTCAGAACACTATCACGAGTACTTCCTTCGTTTCGATGAGTTTGGCGATGTAGAGCACCATCAAGCCAAGCTGCTTAATGGCCGTTGGGATTTCAAGTACATCGAAGGAGAGTATGAGAAGACCGGTGGTGATTGGTACTGGCAAGGTGCTCGGCCATGGAAAACACAGGTCCCATATATCCTGACGCATGACTTCGAGACGGAAGCTGCGAAGGAACGACGCGCAGGCCGCCAGTGGGAGTGGAACGCCAACACTATTTCTGCAACAGAGGTTCTGTTCGGAAAGCATTGGTGGGAAGGGTAGTGAAGGTATTATAAAATATGGAACTACCTCTAAACCAGGTTATCAGAGGTGATTGCATAGCGGTCCTGAACACTTTGCCAGAGAAATGTATTGACCTCTGCTTTGCCGACCCACCGTACAACTTACAGCTTCAAAACGAACTATATCGTCCCAATGGGACTAAAGTAGATGCAGTAAATGACCAGTGGGACAAGTTTAAGTCGTTCCAGGCGTATGATGACTTCACAAGACAGTGGCTAACTGCCTGTAAACGAGTCTTGAAACCGACTGGCACAATTTGGGTAATCGGCACATACCATAATATCTTCCGAGTTGGCGCAATCCTGCAAGACCTAGGTTTTTGGATCCTCAATGATGTGATTTGGATAAAAACTAACCCGATGCCCAACTTTCGCGGGGTGCGTTTCACGAACGCTCATGAGACGCTCATTTGGGCTAGCACAGGCAGAGGTGCAAAGTACACGTTTAACTACCATGCTATGAAGGCCTTGAACAATGGAAAGCAGATGCGTTCGGACTGGTGGCTTTTACCTTTAGCAATGGGGAAAGAACGAGTTAGGGATAGGAATGGGAAAAAGGCGCATCCTACACAGAAGCCTGAGGCACTTCTTTGTCGCATCATTTTAGCCTCTAGCAACCCTGGTGATGTGGTTCTTGACCCATTCTTTGGAAGCGGCACTACAGGCGTGGTTGCTAAGAAGTTAGGCAGGAATTGGATTGGCATCGAGAAGGAACCAAAATATATTGAAATCGCCCAAAAACGCATAGACGCCGTCCAGCCTGAGCTTGTCAAACTGCCAGCAATTAATTTATGCGCACCAACAACCCAAAACTTGCATCTACTTAGTTTTTATGATAGCATAGTCCTTCAAAGCCGATAGTTGGCTTTGAGTCAGCTTGTAAAGGAGGAAAGGGAATGTTGGAAGAGGTAAAGTGTGGGTTACAGATGTTAATCCCCCATGCAACTGATTCGTCAGTCGCAAAACCGACCCGCGTTCTGGCGAACATCGTAGCGCTTGCCCAAGAAGGCGGAAAGGTTGACGTTGGTGAAGCGTTCGCTGCCACCAATGCGCTCCTGGCCGCTGCACAAGCTGAAGCCCTGAGCAAGGAGGAAAAGAAAGCCCTAGTTGACCTCCTCAAAAAGCTTCTTCTGTACCTAGCAGGCCGTTATGAGTACTACTACCAGAAGTACGGCTATAAGTATGGGACTTATAAGAAGCCTGAGTATGGTAAGCCAGAATATGGTGAACCAGAGGAGAAGAAGGCAAAGGCTGAGGTTTCGTTTAGCGATACCCCCCTGGAGATAACCGCTGACCTTCACGAGGCCACGGATGAGTCCGAAGGCCTTGAGTGGGATGTCAGGGTGATTGCTTCAGGTGAGACCGTTGATGGACGTGACTTCTATCCTCCCGACACTCTGCGGCGTGCGGTCGAGAAGTTCGACGGTGTTCAGTGCTTCACTGACCATCCCGATTCGGTGGTTGGTTCGGTGACGCGCTTAGCTGGTTGGCTCTCCGACCCGAAGCTTGTGGAGACAGATGGTCGTGTTGAGATTCACGAAGTCCTGCACGTCCTTGCCAGCTCAGAAGCAAGCGCTCTGCTGCGTGAAATTTACCAGCGGAACGCTCTTCACACAGTTGGCCTGTCTATCAATGCCCGTGGGCAAGTTCACTTTGAAAACCGGAACGGGCGAATGGTTCGAGTGATTGACGAAATCGAAGCGGTTGACTCAGTTGACATCGTCACCAAACCAAACGCTGGGGGTGCTATCCTCCGTCTGCGTGCAGCCGTTTCCGAAGCAGCCGATGCGCTAAGCGTGAATGTGTTTGACATTCAGCGCTTACAAGAGCTTCTAGCGAAATTAGAGGCCGAACTCAGCGAGCCTGCTGTAGAACCAGCTGTTGCGACGGAGGAAGCAGAAGTTGCAAAAGTTTCTAAGAAGGAGGAAGAAGTGGAAATAGAAGCTTTGAAGAAAGAGATTGAAGAGTTGAAGAAAGCCCTCACCGCTGAGCAGGCGCAGCGTGAGATTGAGGCTGCAATCAAGGAGGCGGCGTTGCCAGAGCCCCTTGAGAAATCTGCGCGTTCGCGGCTGCTGAATGTGACAGATGTCCGCACAGCTCGTGCAATTCTGCAAGAGGTGAAAGATGCTTGGGCACTAGCGACTGAAGCGGCGAAGCTTAGCACGCCAACCTTGCATGCAGTGGAGCAACCGAAGCGGAAGATTCTCCGTTTGCAGGCAATGCTAGCGGGTGAGCCAATCGAGGGTGTCGAGCCGTACATTTCGCTTCGTGATGCGTACGGCGACATCACTGGGCGCAGCGATGTCTTTCGGATGGCCAACAATGAACTGGCTTCGGAGCTTATCCGCGCGAGCCAGGGCTTTGACTCGGCACGCATCCGTGAGACAATCGAGACCAGCGACTGGTCTTACGCTCTCGGCCAGGCAATCCACCGTGAGCTAATCCGCCAGTACAAGATGCCAGCCTATGACGAGTGGCGGTTGGTTTGCTCCCGCATTGGGGCAGTCCCGGATATGCGGACGCAGGACCGCCTGCGCTTCTCGTACTTCAACCTGCTGCCTGAGGTAGGCGAGAATGGCACGTATCAGCCAGCCAGCGACCCGTCCGAGCAGCGGGCCTACTTCACACCGTCGAAGTACGGCATGCTGGTATCCTGGACTTGGGAGTCGGCACTGAATGATGACCTGAACGCCCTGCGTGAGATTCCGCGGCGGCTAGCCCTGAGCGCAAAGGTCACGGTGTGGTACAACGTGCTGAGCATCTTCACTAGTGCAACACCGCCAACCTGCACGTATGATGGTGCTGCGCTCTTCAGTGCAGACCGTGGGAACCTGGTAACCGATGACCTGTCGGTAACTACCTTTGGCGAAGCCCGCGCTTGGATGCGTGAGATGACAGCCTACGGCTCGAACTACGCCTACCTTGGGGCATCGCCGAAGTACCTGCTGGTCCCACCTGAGAACGAGCGGATGGCCCGCACGCTGCGGAACTCGGAGTACCTGGTCGAAGGTAGCTCGCTCGTGGAGAACCCGTGGGCTGGGAGCTTCGAGATTATCGTGGTCCCATTCTGGTCGGACGAGGATGCCTGGGCTGTAGTGGCTGACCCACAGAACATACCGACTATCGAGGTTGCCTTCCTGGGCGGACGTGAGGAACCTGAGCTCTTCACCGAAGCGCCGAACACTGGTTCCGGCTTCACCGCTGACAAGGTGACCTACAAGATTCGGCATGTCTGGGGCTACTGCATCCTCGACCACCGCGGGATGTACAAGAGCACAGGTGCTTCCTAAAGAAGGAGGTTCTTAGATGATTGAGCTACATGATGTTCCAGGGACTCACGTCGAGCAAGTGCGGCTAGAGGCGTTCGCAACTACTGACCATGGAACAGCAGCGGTTCTATGGGTTGCGCCCTTCAATTGTTACGTTGACAAAGTAGATTTCTACTTCGAAGGGACGGCATCACTCGGCCACGCGACGAACACTTTTCAGTTCGTTGTCAGCGTCGGCACGGTCGCTGTTGGTACTGCAAGCTTCGGGACTCCAGCGCTGGCGTTCGGGAATGCCAAGTCTGTTGACATTGACCAAACTCTAAGCGCTGGTGACCAGTTGCGTGTGACCTACGGCACCATTGGCACTGGGCTAGCAGCTCCAGAATCTCTAGTCGCTATCTACTACGAAGCTCGATAAAAGGGGAAGCTAGGAGGGTATGGTGTAACCAAGCACCATACCCTTTTGGAAAGAAAGTGCCATATAACTGTCAAGTTTGGAAAGGAGAAGTATGCGAATCCTATTGGCTTCTAACTCATCCTGGTCACCTTCTGGGTATGGCGTTCAAGTGCGGAGTGTGGTTCCACGGCTACGAGATGCGGGCCATGACATTGCGGTCTCGGCATTCTGGGGTTTACAAGGCGGCATCATTGAGTATGATGGAGTTCGGCAGTACCCTGCCGGTTTTGCCCCCTATGGGAACGATGTGATTCCGCTTCATGCGCGAGACTTCCGGGCTGATATTGTGATTGCCCTGATTGACATATGGGTTTATGGGCCAGAGCTCTTTAAGCAGTGTCGGGTGGTGCCATGGTCGCCTGTTGACCACCACCCCGTGCCTGGCCCAGTCTTGGAACGATTTCAACGTTCGTTCCGGGTCTTTGCCTACTCGAAGTTCGCAGTTAGGGCATTGGAGGAGGTGGGGTTCACAAACGTTGATTACGTTCCGTTAGGCGTCGAGACAAATGAGTTCAAGCCGATGAACAAAGAGGAATGCAGACGGGAGTTCGGGATTCCTAACGACCTCTTTGTCTTTGGGATGGTGGCAGCCAATCAGACGCAGTTTCCAACTCGTAAAGGGTTCGAGCGGGCGATGGCTGCATTTGCCAGCCTAAGGCGGAAATACCGCGATACTCTCCTTTATATACACTCCTACATCGGTACAGAACTAGGTGGCGTGCCACTGGCAAAGCTAGCAGAGGTATTCCAAATCCCAGACCATTGCATGTTCTCCAATCCTGACATTTGGCGTGTTGGCGGGTTAAGCAGGGACCAGCTAGCCAGGCTGTATAACTGTTTCGATGTCCTGATTGCACCATCAAGTGCTGAGGGGTTCTGTATCCCATTGATTGAAGCCCAAGCGTGCGGCGTGCCCGTTATCACCTCGAACTTTACTTCCTGTCCAGAGCTTTGCGCTTCTGGATGGCTAGTCGAGCCTGCCACGCTTCTTATGACACCCATGCTCTCGTTTCAGGCTGCCGTTTCTATCAAGGAGCTTGAAGCAAGGATGCTCTTTGCAATCGAGAACCCCGGTATCCTTGCTGAGGAGAAGAGAAAAGCACGAGAGTTCGCCCTCAGTTACGACTGGGACAAAGTGATGGCTGAGTACTTCCTCCCCGCAATCTCAAATCTAGAGGCCAAAATTCGTGGGCCACAAAACTTGCTAGAATCTGTAGAATA